GCGGCAGCATGTTTTGATGATGGATCAGCTAAAGATAAAGCAAGAAATACACTTTATTACGGACTCATATTGATGCTGATCCAAACCATAATAGACGAGTTTATCGTTAAAAACATAATTGTGTTTACGGCATTTAGAATGGAGGACGTTTTTAATCTTCCAGGCTTTAGAGACATCATGATAAATGAGATCGTTAAATCTTTTCAAAATATAAGATTGGATGGAGACTCGGTGCTGGAAAGGGAGTTGTACAATTATTTTGACCGACTGTCAATCAGACCTTCTACCATCAATAATGGCGGTATAAGGCATACCTACTCGCCGTTTGAAATTCCTCCTGGCTTTGAGTTAGATCCAGAAACACAGATCGCTAATTTTCCCCTTGAAAATAATTATGAGCCCCTTATCCGCTTCTTGGTAGAGGAAAGATTATACTATACCTGGGATAATGGACAGAGAACAACCTTGCGCGCAATAGGCAACATTATTGACCCAGAAAATAAAAATAAGTCATTTGATGATATTATCTTTAATTCACTTGTTGCTATTGGAGGGGTTAGTGAAAACAGCCCGGCCCCTTTGATTATAGTTCCTGACTTCCAAAGTAACAACACAATGCTTTTTGGTTGGCGGGGAATTCGGACAAGTCCTACGACAACGGACAATTTAGGAGTGCCAGAAGACACAATCTTCTCTAGAATACCGGTCCAGTCTCTCTCGACGGATCCTAGTATGACATTGCAACAACAAGAAGAAATGCTTTTACAAGTTGCAGAAGAAGTCAAACAATCATCTGAGTATCAGATTTTTATAAATCAAGTTTTCAATCAAAACGCTATCATGCTTGGGATAGTTTTCCAAAACTTCTATCTTACAAATCGATATTTCTCCGACATAGCCGATTCATTTAGAGGTACGAAGAGAGCCATTATTAACTTTATGAACATGACAGATGCTTCACAAAGACCGCCGGTTCCTGATGCTTTTCAGAGTAGTTTTGTTGACAGTCTGGCTAATAATGGAACGCAAGGTCTTGATTCGCTCGCCAGAGAAATCTTCTTGAAGTTCTTAAAAGAAACGCCCATTGCTATTCTCAAGGGTCTGGTAGAATTGATAGACCCTCACATTGCCATATCAAAAATTATCCGTGACGTTACGGGTGATGCATTTGTAAAGGTTTCGCAAGCACTTCAAACATCTATTGATGCTCAGCCAGATGACTCCCCGCTTAAAGCTGCTGGAATTACTGGCGAGGATTTATTGGCTTTGATGTTCTGTCTGTATAACATTGGTAACGAAACAGCCTCTCAGGCTGCTCTGGCGCCTGCATCCGATGCTGCCGGCGGAAGTGATAGTCCATTATTTGGACCTAGGATTACACTTGACGGGGTTGATTTTAAGGGTTCGGTAGCCGGCATGTTCATGGCACCCCCTTCTCCTTTGGGAATACTGTATCTACTAATTGAACTTCTAAAGGTTAAAATTGATGAGGATCTATCAGAAACAGAAAATGTTGATGCAACTGATCCTCCCGATCCGGACGAATGCTCTGATACAGCAGCCGAAGATACGGAAGACGATCCCGGTCCTCCACCTCCGGAAGAGTGCTAAAATAAATCATTTAACTATTTAAAAGCGGAGGATAATTTTATGGCTTCGGGAATAGCTCCAAGGTTACCGCTAGTTTTTGATAATGTTTTTGGACCTTATGGGTTAATCACTGATTTTGAGACTTTAGCAAAACAAAACTTAAAAATGCTTGTTCTTACCAATCCAGGCGAAAGAATGATGGACACTCAGTTTGGTGTTGGTTTAAGGAGGTATTTGTTTGAGCAGAATGCTGGATCTACGTATTCTGATATACAAAATAGGATTAGAAATCAAGTTCAAAGATACTTGCCTTTTATAGGTATTAAAAGAATAGATTTTTCTGTTCCAGAGGGTAATCCAGATTTATTTCCAAATAATTTAGTTGTTTCAATATTTTTTACAATTATTCCCCTGCAAACCAATGCTATTCTAAATGTAGAAGTTAATAACAATATCAACTAATTAAAAGAGGTAGTCAATTAAATGTCGAAGAAGAACGTTGCAATCAATTATACGAGTAGAGATTTTGAGTCAATTCGGAAAGATCTAGAAGATTTTGCAAAAAGGTATTATCCTGATACCTATAAAGATTTTAACAGAGCTTCTTTTGGCTCGCTAATGCTTGATACGGTCTCCTATGTTGGAGACATACTATCTTATTACCTCGACTATCAGATGAATGAGACATTTCTCGATAGTGCTATAGAATACAACAACGTCGTTAGACTAGCCAGACAGCTTGGCTATAAGCTACAAACTAGCCCCTCTTCTTACGGTAGACTTACTTTTTACGTAGAAGTTCCCGCATCTCCTCTAGGCTTAGGGCCAGACAACTCCTTGATGCCAATCCTACAAGCTGGTTCTACCTTTAGTTCCACTGGTGGAGGGTTCTACACACTTTTGGGAGATGTAGATTTTAGCGAAGAGGGAAACCAAGTTGTTGTCGGATCGGCTGATTCGGCCACAGGCATTCCTCTTACATATGTAATTAGAGCTACAGGACTTGCTGTATCTGGCCGCGGCGTTACAGATACGTTTACTATCGGCACCTTTGAAAGATTTAGAAAAGTACCTCTAGACACTTCAAACGTTTCCAACATTATTAGAGTTGTTGATTCGGAAGGTAATACCTATTTTGAGGTTGATCACTTATCTCAAAACATTATCTACAAAGCCATAAGAAATACAACCACGACTCGCTCTACAGTACCTAATATTCTAAAAGCTGTCCCGGTCGCTAGAAGATTTACGGTTGAAACAATAGACAATCAGACATTCTTACAGTTCGGGTATGGATCCGACACTAACGAATTAACAAACCCCGTCGTGGATCCGACCGAAGTTGTTTTAGATTTGAACGGAAGAACTTACACAACAGATGCCGATTTTGACCCCACAAAATTGATAGACACTGATAAGTTTGGAATAGGACCCTCCAATACCACGCTAACAGTTGAGTATAGATTTAACACTACACAAGATGTTAATGCGGCAGTCGACACTATAACAACTGTCGCTAGCGCAGATTTTAAATTCGAAAATCAAGGAGCGCTTTCAAACTCCAATAGAGACTCTGTTATTAATTCTCTTGAGGTTACGAACGAAGAGCAGTTTGTTGGTAGCGTATCGTTACCCTCATCAGAAGAAATTAGACAACGCGCCTTTAGCTACTTTGCAACACAAAACCGCGCGGTTACAGCTCAAGATTATCAAGCAATTTGTTACGGCATGCCAGCTAAGTTTGGGATGATTAAACGCGTAGCGGTCGCCAAGGATCCAGATGAGTTTAAGAGAAACGTAAACATCTACGTGATGTCAGAGAATAGCTCTGGCAAATTAACGGTCGCCAATACTTCATTGAAGAATAATTTAAAAAATTGGCTTACGCAATATAAAATGATTTCTGATACCGTGGACATCTTAGATGCTGAAATTGTTAATTTTGAAATAGATTACGAGATCTTGATTGATATAAATGCGAATCGATTCGATGTGATTAATGCTTGCAATGACAGACTTGCTTTAAAGTTCTCAGCTAAGCAGGATATTGGAGAGCCAATAAAGATAACCGAGATTTATCGTGAACTTTTGAGGGTAGATGGCGTGGTTGATGTTACATCTGTTGATGTTGGTCTCAAGTCCGGAGGCATCTACTCAGAATCTAATTATGATTTTGACTCTGCACTCTCTGCCGATGGACGTATGATCGAAGCTCAACCTAATGTAATATTTGAGCTAAAATATCCGAATGTCGATATTAAGGGATCTATCAGATAATGGCTATTAAAAGATATGTGGCTAACGCCGACAATACAATTACAAACGCTTTTGAAGCAGATCTTGTTACCCGAGGTTCCGGCTCTAATATGGGATACGCCGATTCACTTGAGGTTTTTTCTATCTATGGTCAGAAATCTGGATCTAGCGGACAGTCTCAAGAGCTATCAAGAATTTTAATACAATTTCCAGTTGACCAGATCTCGACTGACAGAACAGCCGGAACCATTCCAGCCTCTGGCTCTGTGTCTTTCTATCTAAAAATGTTTAATGCAGAACATCCATTTACGCTCCCACAAGATTTTAAATTAGTAGTGTCCCCCGTCCAAAAGGCTTGGAATGAGGGAACAGGACTAGACATGGATGAATACAAGGATCTTGGAAATTCAAATTGGATGCAATCTGATGGCTCTACGTTATGGGCAACCCCTGGTGGTGATTACTTATCACAAAATAATTTTACTGTCACTTTCGAAAACGGCTATGAAGATATGACCCTGGACGTTTCTGATGTGATTGAAAATTGGATTACCGGTGCTTCCGGAGGCGGCTACAATAATTATGGTTTTGGAATCCGCTTTACAGGAAGCCAAGAAGCATATTCAGCCGCGAACCGGGCCAACGGTGTTATTATAAACACAACTGGTTCAACACAGTCGTATTATACAAAGAAGTTTTTTGCGCGCTCGTCTGAATTCTTCTTTAAACGTCCGGTCATTGAAGCTCGCTGGGATTCGCGCACGATGGACGATAGAGAGAACTTTTTCTTCTCTTCCTCAAGAGCCCCCGCAGCTGACAATCTTAATACCCTACAACTTTATAACTATGGTCGCCGCGGACTTAATAACATCCCAGCAGTTGGGACTAGTAATATACTGGTCTCATTCTACTCAAGCTCATTCGGCACGCCGACCGGTCCAAAGATAGTCCTCCCGGTTGGCGGTGGGGTCGCTTCTGCGGCTGATCTAAACGCTACAGGCAGTTATGTGAGCACAGGCATCTATAAGTGCGAAGTGGCTCTCACAGCGGCTGCTACGCCCTTACAGGAGATACATGATGTGTGGCACTATGACGGCGTAGAATATTTCACTGGCTCGTTCTTCCCAGAATTAATGCCGACCTACGACCATGCGCCGACGTTTAACAGAATTACGTCTTGTAAGAATCTTAAAAAGTCTTATTCTGTTGATGATACAGCAAGATTTAGATTCTTTACACGCGATCGCAACTGGTCTCCTACGCTTTACACAGTTGCAACTGCCAATAATCCCACCGATATTATTGAAAGTGCGTCATTTAGTATTCATCGAGTGACAGACAATTTGGCTGTTATTCCTTACGGTACCGGATCTGATTTGAGTACCTACCTGTCCTATGACAAGGAAGGAAACTTCTTTGATCTAAATATGTCTCTGCTAGAAGCGGATTATATGTATGAGATAAGGTTGTCTTACTATAACGACAGCATTGGTGACTGGCAAGAGCAACCTCAAACGTTTAAATTTAGAGTTGAATGATAATTAAAGTATGAGTTTCAAAACCTTATTTGATAAAGCAACAAAAGTAAACTCTCTCTCAAACAAATCCGCAAA